CACCGAGTGATTGGCAAACTTACTATGGAAGTAGTGACAGTTTAACTAAAGATGTGTTACAATTAGGACACGACAATTTTAAGCGTGAAATACTACATCTTTGCCATTCCAAAGGAGAATGTGGTTATCTTGAAGCTAAAGAACAATTCATCAAAGGTGCTTTAGAATCGGATGACTACTATAATACTTGGATAATGGTACGAGTGAGAAAATCACACATACAAGGACTATTATGCTCGACTGGCTCAATCCAATAAAAAACGAAACATTTGATGTAATATATTTTAGTGAAGGTGAAGAAAAAGATTCTATCGACATTGAGTTGAAATTATTCAAAGAAGGTGAAGAATATTTGGGTGATACCAAATTAGGTAATTGTTACCAAATTTTGTTATATAAGTTTGATAAAAATGGTATTTGTATTTTACCTGATAAATTTGAAGCTATTCTTATTGACCCATTGGAATATATCTCTGGATTAATACCACAAGATTGGTGTGGTATAATTGCCAGAAAAACTAAAAATTCTCGTAAGTTTATTGATAATATATTTGACAAAATGATGGAAGTATGATACAATAGAATTTTGAAACTATTGAAAGTTTGTTATGATTCTCGTTGACTTAAACCAAGTATTGCTTGCCGGTCTTATGGCACAAATATCAAACCAAAAAAATACCAAATTAGATGAAGATTTGATTCGGCATATGGTATTGAACATTATTCGAAACCACGTTAAAAATTTCAAAGCAGAATACGGTGAAGTGGTATTATGTTGTGATAACCGTAAATACTGGCGCAAAGAATTCTTTCCATTCTACAAAGCAGGCCGTAAGAAAACAAGAGAAAAGTCCGATTTAGATTGGCACTTAATTTTTGACATTCTCGCCAAACTCAAACAAGAACTTAGAGAAACATTTCCGTATAAAGTCGTTGATGTTGAAGGCGCCGAAGCTGATGATATTATTGGTACATTGGTTCCAATCTATGCTCGTGACCAAAAGATTTTGATTCTATCAAGTGATGGTGACTTTTTGCAATTACAACAATATGGGCCAAATGTTAAACAATATAATCCATCATTGAAGAAATATGTTAAATCAGAAAATCCTTTGGTTGAACTTAAAGAAAAGATTATTCGTGGTGATAAGGGTGATGGTATACCTAATATGTTTTCAGCATCTGATTGTTTTGTCCGTGACCTCCGTCAGAAGCCAATAACAAAAGGTGTGTTAGAGAAATACCTAAACGAAAGTGTTGAAGATTATAACGATACAGACAAGGCAAACTTTTCTAGGAATTCTACTCTTATTGACCTGACAAAGATTCCACAAGAAATTAAACAAAAAATTATAAATACTTATGATGAAACAAAACCGGCATCTCGCCAAAAGTTATTGAACTATTTTATAGAACATAAACTCAAGAATTTAATGGATGTAATTGAGGAGTTTTAATGAAGAATATATTTGAGGTTTTGGATGAAATTGAAGAAGCGTCATCTAAAAAAGAAAAGATGGCTGTAATAGAAAAAAATTTATCCAAAACATTGGTACAAGTATTCGAATTAGCTTATCATCCACAATATGAATGGTTATTTGAAGAAATGCCCGAGAACTACATAGTTCCAACAAACACTTTACCTGGAATTTCTAGAATACAGTTATCAACAGAAATTCGCAAGTTGTATATGTTTAGAAAAGGGGATCCTACAGCCGAAAGTTTAGGTCCACAAAAAAGAAATCAGTTGTTATTACAATTACTTGAATCTTTAGAACCAAGAGAAGCAGAAGTTATTATTGGTATATTCAAAAAAGATTTAGGTGTGAATGGGTTAAATTATAATTTTATTAAGGAAGCATTTCCAAACCTATTACCATAGATGCCAGAAAAAGACAGAATTATAGCTACGTGCGGTTGTTTTGATCCTTTATCATTAGAAGAATTAAATTTTCTAAAAGCTTGTAGAAGAAAAGGTGATTGGTTAGCTGTCGGTGTTCATTCAGATTGGTGGATGAATTGGTCTCAAGGCGGATTTGTTCATAATTATGAAACTAGGCGAGAAATAATTAAATCATTAAGCATTGTTGATGAAGTATTTACATTTAATGATACAGATGGTACAATCTTTCAATTCCTCAAACTATTAAAAATATGTTATCCTGATGCTGATATTACTTTCATATCATCGGATGATTCCCTTGGACTTCCAGAAGCTAAAATCCGAGGCATTACTTTTGAAAAACTAAAATAGGAGATGTAAGTGTCAAAATTTGTTGGTAAGTTTCGTAAAAACAAAAATTACAATGACGATTATAATTATGAAGCCAATAGGCACCGTGATGAACATTCCGAAATTAAAAAACTATTGACCAATTCTTATGATGAATTGGATGATGAATGGGAAGAGGAATACGTTCCAGAACTAGATGATTAGTTGTTTTTATACAACACATCACTTGACTTATATCTTATAATGACGTATAATGGAACTTCTATTGATACAGGAGTCTATTATGATGATTTACGGTTATATACCAAAGTCCAAGCCTAAAAAACTGTCAAAAGCTCAACAAGAGCAAAAAGCGGCTTTCACAAAAGCACTCAATCAAATTGCTGGCAAAAGTTATACAAAAAGTCCTGCAAAAAATACTAAAACTTTAGTAGTAAAAAACACTCCGTATCGTAGAGAAACACCAAAATATGAATCCTTGAACACCGGATTTGTTCCTTGCACAAAACCTGTTGAAGAAAACACATATACAGGCGAAAAAATGAAAGGAGTTGCTACAATGCACAAATCCAACGCTGTTCCGGTGTTTACCGACAACGAAGCAAAAGAAATTTCGAGCATGAGGAGATAAAAATGTTATCAAAACACGAAGAAACGCAAATTTTGAACGGAATTGACAGTATCATGTTCAATTTACGGCATGTTCCTGTCGAAGATGTCGCTTATTTTTTAGTAAAATTCAATCCGAAACTGGCGGATGAGTTGGCAACATCAATTTCCCAGCAAATTTTTGATAAAAATGAAGGATTTAAGCATGAATAACAGATTAAAAAATATTGACTACGATAATTTACAAGTTATTGTTCCAAAAAAATTCAATTATGATTTTTCCGAATTGGATTTAGCAATTCGAAGAATGGTAGCAATGGCCGGATTTGAAAAAGACCAAAGTAACTACCAAAAAATGAAAGAAATGTACCAATAATGTGTTTGTTGTGTAAAAACAACAGCTTACTTGACATTTCCAATGGTTATGTTACAATGGACTCTTATTGATTAACACTTAGGACTTATATTATGAATAGAAACGCATTACAATTTATTGAAGCTTGCGAAAAAATCTTTGGTAGTGAAGTAATTATTACAAGAGACGGTATCGCTGAAGTGGTATCTGAATCAGGAGCACCTTATCCTTATTGGTTAACCACAAAATCCGAATATCGTTATGGCCGTGGTCAATACAAAGTACCGCCATCTAGCAAAAAAGCTGAAACTGTAAAAGTGAAAGAACCTGAAATGGAAATAGCATATCAAAATGTTGTACAATTGCGTCAACCAAAATTAGTTGAAGATAATGAGCCGGCTGTTCCTGCAAAATATCCTGATTATGTTCCTTTTGGTTTCTTCAAAGATTTACGTAACATCATTAAATCTGAAATGTTTTATCCTGTGTTTGTAACTGGTTTATCTGGTAACGGCAAAACATTGATGGTTGAGCAAGTATGTGCTGAATTAAATCGTGAATGTATCCGTGTGAATATCTCCATTGAAACTGACGAAGCCGATTTACTTGGTGGTTATCAACTGATTAATGGCAATACTGTTTACAAAGATGGCCCGGTCATTACTGCTATGAAACGTGGTGCAATTTGTTTGATTGACGAAGTTGACCGTGGTTCAAATAAACTCATGTGTTTACAAGGTATTCTCGAAGGCAAACCATACTTCAACAAGAAAACTGGTGAGATGGTTTATCCTGCTGAAGGTTTCAACGTAGTTGCTACTGCTAACACAAAAGGTCGTGGTAGTGATGAAGGTAAATACCTATCACAAATTCTTGATGATGCTTTCTTAGAAAGATTCCCAATTACTGTTGAACAGGAATATCCTGATGCTAAAACAGAGCGTAAGATTCTTTTACCATTGATTGATGACCAAGAGTTTGTTTCTTGTTTGGTTCAATGGGCTGAAGTTGTCCGTCAATCATTTGACAACGGTGCTACTGATGAAATTATCTCTACTCGCCGTTTGGTACATATCGCTAAAGCATATAAAATTTTTGGTGATAAGATGAAAGCAATTACAATGTGTGTAAATAGGTTTGATACTGAAACTAAAGAGGCATTCTTAGACTTGTATTCTAAAGTTGATGCTAAAGTAGAATCACCTGCTAATACTACTACTGAAGTTGTTACTGATAACACAAGAGGTTTCTAAAATATGGAATTATTACAAACCAAATCA